AACATCTTCAAGTATGTCAATGGGTTCTGCAACAGCACGTTTAGATTTGGTTTTAGGTACTTTTGGCTCAACTTCGGGGATATGTGCCCAGCTCATTAATCTAAAAATTAGTGCAGTTTTTGGCACAGTAGCAGGGTCAATTACAGTACTGGTTTCTTTTTTAGCTCGATCTACAAAAGTTTGACGAGCTTCTTCAATTCGTTCATCAGTTATGTCTGCGAGCTCTTTAACTATACAGTCAAATACATGAAATGACCGGTCCGTGAATGCACTGTACGTGGCTTTACTGCGATTTATTTCGCGCATGAGATCGCGATTTGTTAGATATATTGTGGCCATGTGATTCCTATAAAATTCAAATATGCGTACATTTTACACGATAAATACTTAATGAGCAACCTTATTACCCTATGAGTATTTCTATCAACAAACTAATACAACAACAAACAAAAGGTGTAGCAACCGGGTTCGTTGCGGATGCTACTAACACTTTTGTAAACAACTTGTTTAGGGGTAAACAGCAACAGTCAAACATACTGTCCCGTCGAGATACAAATACCAGATTGAAAACGATTGCTCAAGATATCTATTATGATAATATCAAACGCCCGTCAACTCAAGCTGTGAATGCATCTGGCGTAAATCGGTCTTATCTTGACCAAATGGAACGCAAAAAAACTTCAGCAACTGTTGAGGATGACTGGCGTGTAAAATTGGATCTTGGAAAAAATAATCAAACATTTTACAAATCTCCGTTGTTAAGCCCACTAGCAGAAACTAAAGGTGTAGTATTTCCATATGTTCCACAATTAGCAGTTACCCATAATGCAAATTATGTTCCTACTGCTATAACTCATGCAAATTTTGCACACTATACTTACTCAAACAGTGACATTGCAGCAATTAACATTCAAGGGGATTTTACCGCACAAACAGATGCTGAGGGTGACTATATGTTGGCTGTGATACATTTTTTTAGGACCGTTACAAAAATGTATTTTGGTAAAGATACCGGCCCGCAAGCAGGTACGCCTCCTCCTATAGTGTTTTTATCAGCGCACGGTTCATTATTTCAACGTGTTCCTGTGGTTGTTACTAGTTTTACTAGTACGTTCCCCGGTGATGTTAACTATTTATATGTTCAAACAGCGCACGGATCAACTAGAGTCCCCACTATGATGACATTAGGTGTTACTGTACAACCAGTGTTTAATAGACAGCAGGCGAAAGATTTTTCATTGAACGCTTTTGCTAAAGGCGACTTGTTAAAACAAGGGTATATCTAAAATGGCTACATATTCAGATCGTAGTCCGTATTATGCTACCAAAACTTTTGGTAAGTTTTTAGATGTTATGATCAACAGGCCGATACCGGCTGATTCAACAGACAGTTTGATTACACTAAGTTCTAGTTATCACCAACGCCCTGACCTACTAGCGTTTGACCTCTATGGAGACAGCAGATTATGGTGGGTGTTTACTATGCGTAACCCTGACGTGCTAGAAGATCCAGTATTTGATTTTGTCAGTGGTACACAGCTCTACGTGCCTACTCAAGACATAGTTGCTGCTGCATTGGGGTTTTAAGCTAAATGGCTACTACCGGCATTGGTCAACCATTTAATCGACAGTATCCGTCAGGATTTACTTACCCAATCGATGAAGATGTTTTTAAAGCTAACAGTAGAGACAAATACAATGAATATGTTCAATACAAAACCAACTTATATGAAGAGGCTATAGGATCAGGCACTACTAGCGCACAGGCTCTAGCAAATGCTGGTTTGATAGCACGTAGGGTCTATTTTGACGCTGCAGTAGCAGCTAGAGCAGCACGAGCTCCTGAAAGTCCCACTGCTGCAACGGCGCCCACTTCATCAGCATCTAAAACAACACAATTGAGTTCAGCTCAATCTCGACAGATACGAGCAGCAACTGCGCCTCCAACCAACCTTGCTGCAGAACCAGCGCAGGGGCAAAGAAATCTAGCAGCCGCTACTCCTGCTGCCCCGAACAAAAAGACGCCGGCGAACAAAACCAAGGCTAAAAATAACGCCACCAGCAACGTTCTACACAATTATACAAATTATACTTACAGACTCAGTTTGTATACATTAAAAAACAGCGAATTCAACAAACTGGTAGTTGACCCTAGCAGTAAAGTATCAAAATTTTTGATATTACGTTCTGGCGGTAATGAGGTTGATCCAACTAAAAACAGCAAGTATGATGAAGATTTTTATTTTGAAGATTTACATTTGTCAACTATTATTGGTCTTAATGCCCGTAGCAGGGAAACCAATGCTATAGATTTAACATTTACAATATTTGAACCCAACGGCTGTACATTAATTGACAAACTAATAGATATTACTGCATATGTTGTTGTTGGTAAAGGCGTAGACAATTATCTCACTATGCCGTATATTCTTCAAATTGATTTCTTAGGGTATGATGCTGCGGGTACACCTATGGTAATACCTGGTATAAGTAAAATAATTCCCTTGACTTTGATAGAAATGAAAATTAAGCCAGATCAAGCGGGTACTAGGTACTCTATTCGTGCGGTACCTTTTAATCATCTTGCATTAACCAACACTGTAGGTATTATCCCGACCAATTGTGAAATAAAATCAAAAACTGTTGCTCCCTTGTTTGCTGCTACTGGTCTTGAAAATGCTCGTGCTTATAGCAGGGGTTTAGAAATTGCAGTTAATAATAATATTGATCAGATGGGAAGAGTAGCAGAGGACGCTGCACGTCAAGCCATAAGAACTGTTGGGGACGAGAATCCACAAGCAGTAGGTAATCAAGCACGAGATCGAGTGCTTACTGCCGCTAGAGAAGAATTTCAAAGACCTATCAATGCCAGTAGTTTAGCTGATGTACTAAATGGTTGGAATATATTTTTAGCCAAAGAAGGTATCATTGGCATAGCAGACGAATACGATATTCAGTTTGTTGAACAACGTATGGCTGATGCAGAAGTTATATTGCCACAGCTTAATCCAACACAGGATGTACCAACTAGCAGCACCGGGGACAACAGAAATCCTGAAACTCGAGCGTTAGCCAACAGTGTTGCAAGAGGAATTGCCCAAGCTGCTGCTAGCACTGGTGTTTATAGAATTTTTGCTGGCTCTACTATTACCAATATAATATCTCAAGTTGTTAGAAACAGTAGTTTTATTCGAGATCAAATCAAAGAAGAACGGTCTCGACGAGAACAAACAGATGCTGCACTTGCTGTTGCTGGAACAGTAGCGCGTGAGGCCGCACTTGCTGCAGCAACAGGCGGAACATCTACAATTGCTACTACTGTTGCAACCAGTGCTGTACAAACTGCAGGCAGGGAAAATCAAAAAAATACTTTAAAAGAAGAAGAAATACTACAGTGGTTTAAAATTACACCCGAGATAACACTGCTTGAGTTTGACGTTATTAGAAATCAATATGCTAAAAAGATAGTGTTCTACATCGACTACTATAAAAGTCCAAATCCTCGTTATCCATTTGCACCACAAGGCGCCGCTGAAAAATACGTTAAAGACTACTATTATTGGTATACTGGAAAAAATACAGATGTGTTAAACGTAGATATTGCTTTTGACACAGCCTTTTATACCGCGGTATCTTTACCGCTTACTACTAGCTTTGATGAAGTTAATCCAACTGTTGGCTCACAGCCCGAGCAAACTGACGCAGACATACAAGCTATTAGAGAAAGGCAAAATCGTATTAGAAAAACAGGACTACCTTTCCCTGTTATTCAAAACCCAGCAAAACAGTTGGCTGACATGGTTGCGGCCAGTAAAAAAGTAGATAAAAAGGCCATAGCAGTAGAAGACCTGGCAGAGAGTCTCATGAGTAGAAGTCGCGGGGATATGTTGGTCATTAAAGTGGAAATAATTGGCGACCCAGAATTTATTAAACAAGATGGACTTTTTGGTAAACCTGAACCTAGAGATAAAGATAAAACCAAAAACAACAGTATAATTACTGACCATGAACGTGTTATAGTAAATTTTAATTTTAATTATCCTGATGATTGGAATCGCCAAGAAGGATTATTAAAACCTAAGCGACCCACAGTGTTTGAGGGATTATATGCAATTATACGAGTTGATTCTACATTTGAACGTGGTATATTCAAACAGTCATTAGAAATGTATAGGCTATACGAAGATCAATATCTACCAATAAAAAATGATTCAGCTTCAATTACGGGCAATGCAACAATCAACCCGTTAACAAGACAAGTAACAGTGAACTAATAGAAAATGACTACAAATAGAATATTAGGAACAAAAACCCCGGCCCAGTATGCCCGTGAACGAGCACCGGGTATACGTATTGACTCGGGGCCGTACCTAGCAATAGTTAAGGACAATTCAGATCAATTGTTTCACGGTCGTCTAAGGGTCTACATTCCTGAATTTGGAAGTGATCCCAATGCAGAATCCAGTTGGTTCACAGTAAACTACGCCAGTCCGTTTTTTGGGGAAGTAAATCCAGGAGACAGAGGGCAAGCCGGTACCGATCCTGTATATGGTAAAACTAGACAGTCCTATGGCATGTGGTTCGTGCCGCCCGATCTTGGGGTCACGGTACTGGTTACATTTGCTGTAGGTAATCCTGATCTAGGTTATTGGTTTGCCTGTATACCTACTCCGCGAGCACACCAAATGGTTCCTGGTATTGCTGCTTCTAGCAACTATGTTGAAAATGGCACAGCAACTAAAGGCGACTTTCCGCAAGTACCAGTAGCTGAAGCAGTACTGGACCTAAGAGCAGACTTTTTAAATAGTCAGCGGCCAGTGCACACGCCGCAATTCAATATACTTCGTGATCAAGGTATTGCAGGCGACGCCGATCGCGGAGTTGTAACGTCTAGTTCACAACGGGAGTCCCCATCTAGAGTATTTGGCTTTAGTACTCCTGGGCGCCCCGACCCTGATCCAGCTTATGGAACTGATCAAATCACACCCGATGATAACTTTCAAAAAAGCATTGTTGACAGCATCAATGGCGGGAATTCAAAGCTAGCCGAAGATTTATACAAGCCCACAGCTAGAAAAGGTGGGCACTCGCTGGTCATGGACGACGGCGATCTAGTGGGCAATAATCAATTAGTGCGTCTTCGTTCAGCAACTGGTCATCAGATCATGATGAACGACTCTGCTGGAATCATTTATGTTATTAACGCTGCCGGCACTGCTTGGGTGGAAATGACCCCTGACGGTAGTATTAACGTGTTCTCGGGTGGGTCCATCAGTATGCGAGCACAAGGCGGGATGAATTTTCATGCTGATCAAGACATAAAATTTCATGCTGGTGGCAACATAACTATGAAAGCCAACGGGTCTTTAATTGCCAACAGCAAAAATATTTCTTTCAAAGCAGAATCAACACTAATTGCCGACGGCAACACATTGGTACTAGTAAGCGACTCTGACACTGTAATTCACGGTGACAGTTCATTGACGTTGAGTTCCGGGGGAGACTTAACTGCAACTGGCAGCATAGATTTGTCTTCTACAGGCGGTAACAAGCCCGGGTCTGGTGTTTCGCTGTCTACTACGGACTTTACTGAAACAGCCAAGTCTGGGTCAATTTGGGCTGCTAGCAGCAGCAACGCTACAAAATCAACAGTAAGCATTTTACCAACGCACGAACCATGGGCTCGACCTGATGGACAAGTTGATAGACAAGCTGCACAACAAGCCAATGCAACACCCAATGATGCCAATACAGATCCTAATACCAGTTCTAATCGTGCTGCAATTTCAGCAGCCGATTTTGGTAGTAAGGCTATCAACAGCTCCGCTAGTTTGTTTAAACCTGACACTGGTGCTTTGCAAACACTAGCTAAAGGCCTGCGTGTTACAGCTGAACAGATTGCAGCACAATTAGATCCACCCAATCCACCTATTGGCAATTTAACTGCGCTACAAACTAAAGCACTGTTTGCACAATTGGGATTACGCGAAAGTGGGTTACGCTGTAATGTGGCCGGCGGTCGAACTGAATCAGGCAAGTATACTGGTAACTTTTTGGGCAAATATCAACTAGGGGCACAAGCACTAGCAGGTTCCGCTGGCTACATTGACAAAAAATGTCTTACTACAGAATATAAAAACAATCCCACATATGCTGTTCAAAGCGATGCTTGCTGGACTGGTAAAAACGGTATTAAATCTAGAACAGACTTTTTGAACAATTGCAGCGCTCAAGAAGATGCTATGCACGCCTTTACACAAGAACAATATAAAACCATGGTGGGCAACGGTACCATAAGATCCACTGATACTCCTGAAGAAGTTATGGGCAAATTGACTGCGGCACATTTGATTGGGGTTGGTGGTGCATCCAAGTTGTTTAAAACAGGCATTGACAGTGCTGACGCTAATGGTACACATGGTAAATCATATTATGAACTGGGCAGACATGCTGCAAACGTAGCAGCTAATATGGAATATACACAAAAGCTAGCACAAAATAAAACAACCGGCACTTCATAACAGGAGCATTTAACATGGCAACTTATCTAGGGTTTTCCACTGATAGCAAATTTAAAAACTTCAGGGCTACTGATTTTGAACTAGCTGTTGAAGATTTGCTCAACCACTTCAATATTAGAGTTGGGGAAAAACTCATGAATCCCAACTTTGGATGTATAGTATGGGATATGCTGTTTGAAAATTTTACCGATGATGTGCGTACAGTGGTTATAGAAAACATAGGTGAAATAATTGATGCTGAACCTCGTTTGAATCTAAACACCATCAGTGTTGACGAATACGACCAAGGGCTGCAAATAAATTTAGAACTGCAGTATGTAAACTCGTCAATGGCTACTAATCTCAGTGTGTTTTTTGATCAAAACAGCGACAAAGTTTATGTTGCTGGGTAAGTTAAATACGTTGATAACGATAAACTATAAATATTTGATACCCACCTTGGATTAACAATGGCCAGTTCATCTCGACAGCAATCACTACTAGTAGCCGAAGATTGGAAAAAAGTCTACCAAACTTTTAGGCAAGCCGACTTTCAAAGTTTTGACTTTGAAACCTTGCGTAAGAGCATGATCGACTACTTGAAGTTATATCAATACGAAGATTTCAACGATTTTATTGAAAGCAGCGAATACGTTGCACTAATTGATTTGATTGCTTTTTTAGGGCAAGGTATTGCTTTTAGGGCAGATTTAAATGCACGTGAAAACTTTATTGATACCGCTGAACGTAGAGACAGTATACTACGCCTAGCTAGACTGATCAGCTACAGCCCAAAACGCAACATGCCAGCGCAGGGCTACCTAAAAATCCAAGCTGTATCAACTACAGAAATTTTAACAGACTCGGCCGGCAATAGTCTAGCCAATCAAATCGTAAATTGGGCAGACCCCAATAACGATAATTGGCAAGAGCAGTTCAATACTGTTTTCAATGCTGCTATGGTGTCAACTCAACGTGTGGGTAAACCAGCAGCCCAAACCACATTAGGTGCAGTTAAGTATCAGCAATATCAGCTGTTGTTGCCTACTGGAACAACACCAGTATATAAATTTTCTTCTACAATACAGGGTGTTAGTACCAATTTTGAAATAGTGGGTACCACTATTGAAGACGGTGTCTTAAGAGAATCTTATCCTTCGTTAAGAGGGCAATTTGACTTGCTCTATAAAAATGATGGTCAAGGGACACAGTCCGGTAACACCGGCTTTTTTGTAAGATTCACACAAGGGCAGTTAACTAATCAAGACTTTACTATTGATGAAAGTTTGAGTAATAGAATTGTATCTGTAGACACCAACAACATTAATGAAAATGACGTGTGGTTGTTTGATGTAGATTCTACTGGTGCTAGCAGCACATTGTGGAAAAGTGTTCCTGCAGTAGCTAATTCTAATATTGTATACAATACAACTAGCAATTTTACTAAAAAAGCCTATCAAATTACCAGCAAAAACAGTGATCAAATTGACTTGACATTTGGCGACGGTAATTTCGCACAGATCCCAGTAGGCAATTTTAGAATCTATTATAGAGTTTCTAACGGACTCGCATATAAAATTTTACCTACAGATATTGTTCGTATTCCAATCATTATCAATTATCTCAGTAGAAGCAACAAAATTGAAACACTGACTATCTCAGTTAGCTTATCAACTCCTGTAACCAATGCTAGTGCTAGAGAAACTATTGACGAAATTCGCCAACGAGCACCGCAACAGTACTACACTCAAAATCGTATGGTCAATGGCGAAGATTACAACATCTTCCCGTATACAAAGTTTGCTAATATTGTTAAATCTAAAGCAGTTAACAGAACCAGCAGCGGTATTAGCAGGTATCTTGATGTAATTGACGCTACTGGAAAACACTCAACAACCAACATATTTGGTGATGATGCAATACTATACGCAGATAATACTGTAGAATCTTTTACGTTTGACTACGCAACCAGCGCTGAAGTAGCAAATATGATAGGGTCCCAACTAAAACCAGTTATGACCAGTAGGGCAATGTTGCATTTTTATTATGCTTACTTTGCTCGAGCAACGTCCTCATTATTGTGGCATCAAAGCACTGTTAGCACTAATCAATGCACTGGTTATTTTAGACGAGCAAACAGGGATCAACCCGAGCCTATTGGTGCAAATTATGCCGATACAATAGTAAAAGGCACACTAATTAAATTTGCTGCTCCCGCAGGCAAGTATTTTGATCTTGACAACAATCTAGCAACTGGTACACCAAATCTTGCAATTGGGCATCGACTGTTTATATACGCTACTGTGGTTACCTTAATTTATGATGGCACAAATTCAGGACAAGGTAATTTTGCTGACGGGGTTGGGCCAGTTTCATTAAATGAAAAAATTCCTTCTGACGCAGTTATAAGCGAATTTATACCTGTTTGGCAAAGTGGATTCACCAACGACCTTACTACTACTGTTATTGCTGATATTCTAGCAAATAAAAACTTTGGGTTGGCCTTTGATTCAAACAACGGAGTTTGGAAAACAGTTACTACGCTGTTGCCCGCCAGTGCGTCTTTTAATGAAACAACTAATCCATGGTTAATTAGATTTGACTATGCGTCAGGTGTCTATACAGTTTCGTATAGATCATTGAAATACATTGTAGAAAGTGCGTTGCAAACACGTTTTTACTTTGATTCACGTTTGAAAATTTTTGATTCAAAAACTGGGCAGTTAGTAATTGACCAAATCAAAATGTTGAAAGCTAATTCTCAGCCTGACAACGGTTTGCCTTACCCACAAGATCAAATATGTCACGTATTTGCACAAGTTGTAGAAGCTGACGGCTATGTCGACTCTACTAAAATTGAAGTATCTTTTGCTGACAGCGACAATGACGGCGTGCCCGACGATCCAGACTTTTTTGAAACTGTAGTGTTTTCAAAATCCGCTAGTGATATTCCGGGGCTAGTTGATCGAACAAATCCTGCACGTGGGTACACTAAAACTTCGCTGGTTTTTTATAAAACCAGTACCGAGCAGTATAACTATATTCGTTGGGTCCCAATTGCTAAAGGGGAGGTGCTTATATATTCATCCTTGGCCAGTATCACTGCAGTAAAAAATCAATATCCTGTTGGACAGCTTTTTTATGCAATCGGATCAAAATTAATATATCAATCCAATAGCAATTTTGAACTGTTGGATGTAACTGCATCTTATCTAATTCGTGAAGGGCGTCAAAATTTATTTTTCCAATACAAGCACAACAGCCCACAAAGTAGAAGAATAGATCCTAGTCCAGTTAACATTGTTGACTTGTACATATTAACTAAACAATATGATATTGATTATCGTCTCTGGGCGCAAGACAGTACTGGTACAATAGCCCAGCCTGCACAACCCAGTTCAGAAGAGTTGGCAGTAAGTTACAGTGATTTAGAACAGTATAAAATGACCAGTGACAGTATCATTTACAATTCTGCCAAGTACAAACCTATTTTTGGGGCAGGCGCTGATACTACACTGCGAGCAGTGTTTAAAGTGGTTAAATTAGAAAACAGTTTGGCCAGCGATGCCGAGGTTAAATCCAGTTTGATTTCGGCAGTGAATACATACTTTGCTGTTGAAAATTGGGATTTTGGTGAAACATTTTATTTCAGTGAAATGGCTGCATATCTACATCAACGTCTAGCATCTATGGCCAGTAGCATAGTAATTGTGCCTGCACAATTAACGCAAAAATACGGTGCATTGCAGCAAATTAATGCTGAACCTGATGAAATTTTAATCAGTACTGCTCGAGTTGAGGATGTAGCAATTATTTCTGCAATTACTGCTGTTCAACTTAACTCGTTCGGGTCATAATAATTATGGCCCAAAAGAAAACTACGAACTTATTACCACGTAAGTTTAGAACCACACCAAACACTAAATTTCTCAATAGCGCAGTTGAACCATTAATTTCTGAACCCGAGCTACGCCGAATCGATGGATACATTGGGCAGCATATAACTAGATCCTATAGCGTTGGTGATGGTTATGTACAAGAAGCTACCCCAGAACGCCAACATTTTCAGCTTGAGCCAACACTTATAGTTAAAGACGCAACAACAGAAAAAACTAAATTAACTGTTGGGTATGTTGAGCTGTTAAACAAATTGCGGTATTTAGGCAATACTGTAACAAACGAAAGCCTGCTGTTTGAACAACCATTCTATAACTATCACGGACATTTTGATACTGACAAATTTGTCAATTTTGCACAATACTATTGGATACCCAGGGGCGTTCCTGCTGTAATTATTAGAGATGACAACACCATCAACATTATTGATGACATTCTAGGACAAACAGATTATACTAGTGCAAACGATGTACTTTTTACTAATGGGTTGTTGATTAAATTTGTAACACCAACAGAACCTGCAGAATATCAAAATCAAACTTATTATGTTGAAGGTGTAGGATCAGATATTAAATTAGTTAATACCAAACTACTAGTAACACCTGAAACTTTTATAACCTATGTAGCTACTCCTTACGACACTGTTGCTTACGACTTTGAAGGGTACGATACAAATTTAAACGATCCGCAGTACCCTGAATATTTTGTTATGAATCGAGCAGATCGAGCAGCGAGTGCTTGGTCCCGATGCAATCGATGGATGCATATAGATGTAATACAAGCAATGGAAGAGTATCAAAATATCACGATTGACATGTCTACCTATGTTAGAGCCACTAGGCCTATAATTGAATTTGACATTGATATCGCGTTGTTTAACCACGGAGCTATCCATTATGGGACTATTGATCTCATAGACACAACAACAACTGATCCACTTAGTGATGCTGCGTATTCTGGTGTAGAAAATTCAACAATTGCTAGATTGATAGACACAGCAGCAGTGCAAAACAGTTATCAGATAGTGTTTACTGCTGCACTAGATCCTGATGTAAAGAATAAAATCTATACCGTGCGTATTGGCAATTTTGGCAGTGACGGCGCTGCTAGAATCAGTCTCACCGCCACTACAGCTCCGTTACTAGGCAATTCCAGTTTATTAGTAACACAAGGAACAAACAAAGGACGCACCTTTGTTTATAGAAATAACGTGTGGAGCCCGGCACAACAAAAGACTCGAGTAAATCAACCACCATTGTTTGATTTATTTGACGCAGCAGGCAACAGTTACGCAGACACTGCCTATTATCCCAACAGCACTTTTGCTGGTACACCGCTGTTTTCTTATAAACCTGGCACTGGTGCAGTGGATGCAGTTTTAGATATGGCACTGTCTTATCGCAGTATTGGCAACATTGGCGACATACAATTTGAAGATTTTATAACCACTGGAACTTTTACTTATTCAGGAACTACAGTATCTACAGCAGCAGGACAAATTAAAATTGCCGGTGAATTAACCAACAATTGGTTGCCAATCGCGAGCAATTCTTTTCAAAGACAAATTTTTGAATTGGCTGCTACGGACACTAGTGCTTATACTATTGACATTGTCCCCGTTAACGGAAAAGAGTCAATAGAAATAAATGTCAACGGTGTATTTTTAAATAGAGATGAATTTAGTTATAACACAACAACTAAAAAAATATCTTTTAATACAGCTCTAAATGTTGGGGATTTTGTTAGTATATTAGTTTATAGTAATCAAGTTTCAAACACTGCGTACTACGAGCTACCGATGAATTTGATTAACAACAGCGATAATCAGGACATTAGTACAGCTACATTAGGGCAGCTAAGGAATCATATTGTTACACAATACCGTAATTATATTGGCAGTGCTAATTCTTTTCCAGGAACACTAAGCGTTCGAGACTTGCCTAAGGGCGCACGTGTGGAAGGCACAATGTTACAGCACAGTGCTCCATTGACTCCAGCAATGTTTTTCTTAACCAGCAGCGACTTTGATTTTGTTGCCAGTGTTGAACAAGCCCGTGTTGCTTATAGTTTCTTTAAGAGACGTTTTTTAGAAGCAGCTTCTACACTGGGCAATTTGGATTTTACTGATGTTCCTGCAGCAGTTGATACAGTTTTAGATTATCTTAATCAAAACAAGTCTGTTGACATGCCTTACTATTATAGCGACATGTTAGCATCAGGCACAGCAGTATCTAAAATTACCTATGATGTTAGATTCTCAGATCAACCCGGTTACGGTATCGAATCAATTTTTAACGACGCTGTTCCGTCGGCTAGATCAGTACTGGTTTACTGCGATAATGTGCAATTGATTAAAGGGCTAGACTATGAGTTTAATACTGCACGGCCTGGTATAACACTGTTACGGGCATTGCCCACAGGTGCAGCAAGTTTAGAAATACGAGACTACGCTTCTACTGATGGATCTTATATTCCTGAAACACCAACAAAAATGGGGCTTTGGCCGGCATCGGTCCCTGAGATAGCAGTAGACACAAGTTTTCGCAATACTCAAACAGTTGTAGTTGGGCACGACGGTAGTAGAACTGTGATACTTGGCGACGCTCGAGACGACATGTTGCTAGAACTAGAGTTGAGGATTTACAACAATATCAAGCGTACATTTGATGCCAGCGTGTTAGACTCGCACGAAGTGTTTCCCGGTGCGTTTAGAACAACCGGATTTACACTTGATGAAATAAACTCAGTACTTGCTCCTTATTATTATAGATGGAAAGACGAAAACAATCTTGAACTTGTGGGCGCTAATTTTTATAAAAACAGCGATGCATGGACGTGGAACTATTATAATCAATTGGCCAAGGACAATTCCCGTCTTAATGGTTCATGGGCAGCAGTGTTTCGCTATTGGTATGACACTGCTGAGCCCAGCACTAGACCTTGGGAAATGTTGGGCTACAGTTCTAAACCCGTTTGGTGGACTACCAAGTACGGTCCTGCCCCGTATACCTCTGGTAATACTATACTGTGGGATGATATACGAGACGGCATTCAAACTGGCGATGATGGTGTTACTACAACACCTAATCCTTTATTTGCTAGGCCTAATATTTACAATTACTTGCCTGTTGACAGCCAAGGACAATTACGCACGCCATTAGACATATTTGTTAAAGTGTTTAATGGTGCAATAACCAACACTGCTTATGTGTTTGGTATGGGAGATCCTGTAGAAAACAGTTGGCGTCGCAGCAGCGACTTTGCTTTTGCTGCACAAATAGCTATGGCAGTGTTAAAACCAGCAAGATATTTTGCTCGGTTTGCATCGTGAGCGATTTTGCCCAAATAAATATTTAATACTATTAGGCTCTTGTCAGTATGGCTTTAAATAATTTTCGTAAATCCAATGTTGTGGTCAACGGCACCGTTGCCGCAAACGGAACAGTTGCTCGAGCGGCAGGCTATGTTAATTGGATCGCAGACAATTTGCGAAAAAACTTTCGTTCCACTGATACTATTACCAAAGAGCTTGCAAAAACCAGCGTACAGCTGAGCTATGCACTTGGTGGATACTCAACAAAGCGCTATCTAACTATATTAGGGGAGCAAAGTTCTCCAGCAGCGACTTCTAATGGTATACTGATCCCCGAAGACGATTATGAAATATTTTTGCACAAGAGTCAACCTACTATGCAGGTTATCTACAGTGCAGTAGTAGTCAAAAAAACCAATTTGGGATACAGCGTATCAGGATATGATACTGCTCGCCCATATTTTACAATTGTTCCTTCGGTAATAACCAACAACAGCTATGGCATTTCAGTTAATGGTGTTGGCGCAACAGTATACAATGATTATGAAGACTATACAGTTGATCTGCCGTATAACACTGAATTCAACACTATTCAACAAGTTGTAGACTTTTTAGTAAGTTACCAGCGTTATTTGGTGTCAATGGGTGTACTGTTTGTAGACACTTCGCCAACTCTTAAAGAAACACTAAACTTTGTATTAAGTGCTAAAGAGTTTTTGACTTGGCATCAACAAGGGTGGAAAGAAAACAACTTAATTGTGCTTAGTCCTGTAGCTGATACATTAAAAATTAATCTACTCAGTGGCACAACTGATCGCATACAAAATAACAAGTTAAGTAGTCGTGTACTAGATCAAAACTTTAACATTGTTGACAATAAAGATCTTGACGTAAATCGTTACGATAATTTTACTTCTATATTTTGTAAACGAGCAACTACTATTGGGTTAGCGGTGCTAGATGTGGTTGAGTATGAACACCAAATCGTTTTCAATAATATTACTCAATTCAATGACATACTTTACCAGCCTGAGTTGGGCAGTAGACAGCCTAGATTAAAAATATCTGGTACAAAAACTGACAATTGGGCCGGTACCTTGGATGTTCCTGGATTCATTGTTAATTTTAGCACAGTTGACAATTGGTCTGCTGATCAAGTTTATTCTATTGGCGACATCGTTAAGTACAAGATTTTTTATTATGTAGCATTAGAAAGTAACACTGGCTTAACATTTAACACTAGTGTTTGGCAGCAAATAGACTATAACAGCATTAATCAAACACTGTTACCAAACTTGGCCACAATGGCCGCGCAGGGTAAAGATTATTACAATGTTAACACAGTTAATATTAATGAATCTATTGACAGTCATGCTCGCGGACTTATAGGATTTAGAGCAAGAAGTTACTTTAACGACTTGGGCATTGACTCGGTTAGCCAAACCAAGTTCTATCAAGGCTTTATTAGAAATAAAGGGGCATTGCCGTCTTTATCGGCTTTGAAAAATGTTAATTTTGGTAAACTGTATAATACTGCATCCATTTACGAAGATTGGGCTTTTAGAGTTGGCGAGTACGGCGGAACTGACATTAATCAATCCATTGAAATTGCGCTACAAGAACAGTATTTTTCCACTAACCCTGGTATTGGAGAGCTAGGTAGTGTTCAAGAATATACAGGATCGCAGTTAATAACCCTTAACGATTTTTACAAAAAGCCAGTTAATTTTACCACTGATGAATTTGCAGAAGAATTTCTAGCATACCGTGAAGATTCTATTCGCAGTGCTGGTTATGTTGATCCTGACGATGTCAACGCTACTGTATTTGATATACAAGATTTGTCGGCCAGTGCCCTACTGCCCGATATCTATCCAGGGTATGTTATTTGGTGTGCACTAGACTACACTAGATCATGGAACGTGTATAGAGTATCTGACACTGGACTAACTTTTAAAGAAATCAGCAACGCATTAAATCAACAGTTGATGATTGAGTTTAAAGATATTCACTTGTTAAGTGTTGGGGATATCGTTGCTGTTAAAAATTTCAGTGATCTTATTGACGGGTTTTATCGTGTAGACGCAACTCCTACAATAGATTCTATCATAGTTACTACTACACAAAGCCTATTAGGCTTTGTATCTACAACTGGTACTGGTGTATTTTACAAGCTGATAGGGTTGAGATATGCTAATATTGAAAACAGCGTAGAGTTTACGCCACAAAACAATTGGCGTGAAAACGAAAAAATTTGGATCGACAATTATGATGAGGCCGGCAAGTGGGCTGTATTAGAAAAACATTCACCTTGGAATGTAGATTCTACAACACTGTATTCTACTACAGTTTCAGGATTTGGTGGGTCGTTAGCAACCGAAAGCACAGGTACATATCTTATAGCAGGTACTAGTAATAAAAAGGTACTGGTTTATAAGAAAAACGCTACAACAGGGGCATACAACACTATTCAAACTCTAACAAATTCCTATACTGGAAATGTTAGCTTTGGCGCTAACGTTGACTATTACGATTCTATACTAGCTGTTGGGGATTTAAGGTTTGCTAATTCTGGTGCAATTTTATTGTACCAAAAAAACGCTACAACAGATCAATTTGAAATTGGACAGTTTATTGCACCAGTATTGTCAAATACTTCGCAATTTGGGTTTTCGTTTGTATTGAGCGCTAATTATCTAGTAATAGGCGCTCCGGGTATCAATACCATTTACATCTATAAAAAACAAAGCCAACCCGAGTATACACTGAGTGTACCTAAGCCCAACGACAATATACCGTTAAATTCTACTGTTACTTTGGCTATTACTCCTACAGCAAGTGATTCTATTATACTGATAACCACTGCTGGCAATGTTATATCTCCAAGGACATATTCAATTACAGGTGCAACAATTACATTTAGTGTAACTCCTACAATTGGGTATACAGTATACCAACGCAGTTATTATTTTAAACAGTATCAAATAATTAACGACAAGAGCATTAGTGGCCCAACTGACTTTTTTGGCTATAGCGTTGACATAAACGGTGCTGAAGACAAAATTTATGTTGGCGCACCCTACGCTGATGTTTACGATAATACGCTACAGAAATTCGTCAACAATTCTGGACGTGTTGTTGCCTATTATTTGAACAGTGGGTATTTTCAGTTTATGCAACGAATTGAACCCACCGATGTCAAAGTCAATGGTGAATTTGGTACTGCTGTTAAGTCTTGTAAAAATGATCGTTCACTGTTTGTAGGAGCCCCGGGTGTTAGCTTCCCTGACACATATAGATCAGGACAAGTTTACAGATTTGACAATACAGGACAAATTTTAGGTACTATATCTACTAAAACAGTGACTGGCAATTTACCTTTGTCTGGTACTATTGTAATCAACGGTGTTGAACTTATAGTCAGTGGTGACATCAACAATGTCAAACGTCAAATCGACTCGGCTGCAATACCCTATATTGACACTGCAATTAGTAATTCTGTATTAACTATCAGTTCAAGATCGCTAGTTGAATTTAACAAATTAACTGTACTGCCTGGTATTGGTGAAGCATACAGTGAGCTAGGGCTAAGTTTCTTAACTGAAACACAGGTTATTCCCAATCCCATAAACAGGAATCTCAGTAGGTTTGGTGATGAGTTAGATTTAAGCAACAACGACACCCAACTTTTTGTTAGTTCTCCTCATGCCACTACTATATTAGATACTGTATTTGACAGTGAAAGTTGTAGTTTTGATGCAACTGCTACTATATTCCGTGATCAAGAAGCAGACAGTGGTAGTGTTTGTGTGTTTGAATTTATCAAACCACTAACTCCTACTGCCAGTAATTTAGGTAGTTATATATTTGGGCAACAACTAGAATCAGCAGCAATTAGTCCCGGGGATCTATTTGGTTCGTCTCTAGCAATTGCTAATGAAACTGTATTTGTTGGCGCACCTGGCGACGATATACTGTATGGTACTGACGATCGTGGACGAGTGCAGATATTTAAAAATCCCGATATTAAGTCGCTGTGGAGTCGAGTCAAATCCAGCGATGTATTAGTTAATGTAGATGCTATTAATCAAGCATACCTCTACAACAAAAAGACCAATACAATCGCTGTTACATTAGACATTGTTGATCCTATTAAAGGTCGTATATTGGGCATTGCTCGACAAGATATAGACTATATAGAATCTCAAGACCCTGCTACTTATAACAGAAGCAGTGGGCTTGATGCATTAGGTGAAGCTAGAATCAGCGAAAACAATTATTGGGCAGATCAATATGTAGGTCGTTATTGGCTTGACACTAGCCAAACTAGATTTGTTGACTATGAACAACAAGATGTTGTTTATAGAAAAGCCAACTGGAATCGTTTATTTGACAACAGTGTAGTGCGGGTATATCAATGGATAGCGTCTGATGTATTACCTAGTACATACAGCAGTTACTATGCAGGTGAACCCAAATATCCTTATGATGAATCATATGTGGTATCTTATTCTACAGATAAAAGCACTGGCGGCTCACGAGCTACTTACTACTATTGGGTTAGAAACTACAATATCATCCCTACGAATAAAGGACTAAGTACTACTTCGATTGAAGAATATATTGCAAATCCTAAAGCGTCAACAATTCCTTACATTGCATTTTATTCGCCGACTGCGTTTGGATTATACAATGTTGACAACTATATTTCTGGCGATGATACAGTATTGCATATTGATTATGATATTGAACAAAATGATCGAGTTATCCACAGTGAATACGAACTAGTACAAGAAAACAACAGTACCAGCAATCCTCCAGCAAGAATACTAAAGAAGTTTATCGACAGTTTGTCTGGGCTTAACTCGATCAATGATCTAGTGCCAGATCCTGGTCTTAAAGTGTCTGAACGTTATGGTCTTGGTATTAGACCTAGACAAACGCTGCTAATTGATCGTACGGCTGCACTTGATGTTTTGGTTAAACAAGCCAATGCCATATTAGTTCATTTATTTTCCGCTGAACGTATTGTTGGCACCGACTTTTTCTATAATCAGGGCACACAAGATGCTCGATCCTATTGGCGTTATGCTACATGGACAGCTGAAGGGTATGATATTACAACCAAACCACAATACACTGTTGCTAAATTTGCTGATCTTGAAAGAAAAACATATGCGGTTGGCACTATAGTAAAAGTGACCAATGACGGTGATCGTTTTGCTATTGTGCAAATAACTGACACTGGATTTGATTTGCAAGCACAAGAACGTGGCACTATTGAACTGCTGCCTGCACTTTATCAAACCGTTCCGCAGCCTGCTGTTAGAAAATTACTAGACAGTTTATTCTACGAATTGTTGATTGAGGACTATGCAGTATATGCTAACCAATTATTCTTTGGGTTGGTTAGATACACCCTGCGTGAGCAAAAGTATTTGGATTGGGCATTCAAGACCAGTTTCTTAACTGTTAATCACAATGTAACGCAATTTGAGCAATGGCCTAATTATCAACCTGATAATACCACATATTTGATGGATTATATCAACGAAGCCAAGCCTTATCATACTAAAATTCGTGAATATCGCCCTCGATACAACGGAGTTACTACAGCAGGTGTTACTGCTACTGACTTTGACTTACCGGCATTTTACGATGCGGCTCGAAGTATATTTAGATCTCCCTCGGGTGAAATTGCGGGTGATGCAACCTTATGGGATATTCAACCACAATATCAAGACTGGTATAATAATTATAAAAACGGCATAGTCTCTGTAAACATTAGTGTTGCTGGAACTGGTTATTATACTCCGCCGGTCTTGTCTGTTACTGGTGGTGGCGGGCTAGGTGCAGTCTTAGAAGCAGTAGTCAGTGGTGGAACAATTGTCAGTGTAATAGTCAAAGACACTGGACAAAACTATATCAGCACGCCCACTATAACTGTCTCTCGAGTGGGCACAGTTCAAAGATTAAACACTGGACTAGTTGCTGCTGCTTTGGAAAACAAAGCCAGGGGTATTGCTATAGATACAGTGCTTAATGCTGCGTTTGACATTATTGCGAATGGGTTTAAACTTGGGGATATGAACAACAGTGGACTCGTCACATTTGATGATAGCCAACTTGTGCGTAGATACAGCACAAACAGTTTAACTGGGCCAGACTTAACACGAGTTAATGCCAAAATGACTGCGATTGAGGCCTACGTAATTGATCATAACGGCACAAGCAGTTTAAATGTTGACGCTGTATTGGCTGCGAAATTAGATAATACAACCACTAGAAAAATTCAAACACACTTGTTGTTTGATCGTATTGCTTATGCTCCTACCAATACCGACGTTGGATTTGATCTTCAATTGTTTGATGAGGACACATTTGACAGTGTTAATCCTAACGCTGCTAATCAAAACGCATTAGACCGAGCCAAACAGTACTATACCAGTAATCCAGGGGCTGCAGGACTAGACTACGCTCAACTATTCTCTGGGATTGAATTCCCTGGATATAACATTCAAGGTGTTAGCTACAATGCTGGTAGCGGGTTTGATGCTTATGCATACGAATCCGCTAATCCCTCTATAGGATACAGCGGTGCCGGTGATCAAAACAATTTAGCTGACATGATTATTCAAGGCTCATACAGTGATTTTACTGGTACACGGGCTGAAGACATTGTATTTGATGGTGGCCAATATATTGACCCTGCACATAGTCATTCTCCAGAGGAACTAGTCCCGGGCATGATATTTGATACACTGGAAATTAGAGTGTTTCATAAGTTTGCAGGGTCTGCTACGCCCAATATAACATTTAGAATGTTTAAAAACCTACTCAATCAGTACAGTTACTATAGAATGAGCTCAACTAATGCTACCACACTCAGTCAACCGTTGTTGATTAGTGACACTGAAATCTCTGTTGTATCGGCTGTGGCTTTAGATGCGCCTAGCCCTACCAGTGCAACACCTGGAGTTATTTTTATAAAAGGCGAGCGCATTACTTATTTTGAACGAGACATTGTTAATAATAAACTACGTCGTATTCGGCGAGGAACGGTTGGTACAGGCGCACCGGCAGTGCATGCCAGTGGTACAGCAGTTGTTGGTGCAGGCGCTAGGCAAGCACTAATTGATGCACACACTACCGTTTGGTATAATCCAATTACTGGACTTGAAACTTCAACCACTGACATAGCAAAATTCTTAAAAGAGCAACCACCGGTGTCTGTAACCTGATAAATATTCTTATGAAACCCACACAAGATTCCCTATTTGACCAAAGCGGCATTTATGCTGAAGGGCATATCAAAATTTTTGATCCTGACAGCCAAGAAGTGTATGTTGATAAAAGAAATGCCATACATTTTGAAAATTTCAGTGAAGCACTGGCGTTAAGCATAGGGAACAAAGGCACTGGCTTTATTCACGAATTGCATTTAGGCAACGGTGGTACTAGTGTAGATCCCACTGGCGTTATAACTTATCTGCCGCCAAATACCAATGGCTCAACAACAGATCTCTATAACAAGACCTACTATAAAGTAGTTGATTCTAACAGTGCATACAACACAGATACTAATAAAAATTACATAACTGTGCGCCACATTCCTGGCAAATATTATTCAGACATTGTAATAACTACTACACTGGACTACGGCGAGCCCAGCGATCAAGCAGTTTTTGATAATTCAGCCAATTTAGACAATATCTATGTATTTGACGAGCTGGGTTTAAAATCTTGGGGCGGAGCTGTTGGGACCGGCAAGCTGTTAACCCATGTTATTTTCCACCCAGTGCAAAAAAGTCTTAATCGATTAATTCAAATTGATTATACTATTAGAGTACAGTCATTAACTAATCTTACCAGTCAGCTATGAGTTATATTATAAATCGTACCAACCCAGATGCAACGGGGTTCACTGTTAGTGACGGTGTTATTGACAACACATCAACATCTGTTGCACTAGTTGGGCGCGGGTATACTGGTTGGGGCGAAGCGTTCAATGAAAATTTCATCGGACTATTGGAAAACTTTGCATCTACTAGCCCGCCCCGCAATTCTATCACTGGGCAAATTTGGTACGATGCTAGCACTTCTGCACTTAAATATTTTGATGGCACTGCGTATCGATCTGTTACTGCGCTGCCAACAATTGCTAACGGTAGCAATGGTTATTTGTATAATACCAACGGCACACTGTCTTGGGCCTCAACCGCAACCGGTAATATTGGCATTACCAATTTAAATGATATTGTGCTGAATACTGTTCAAGATGGACAAGTACTCAAATACGACAGCACTTTGTCAAAATGGACCAATAAAGCCGACAGTACTGCATTGAGTAATAGTTTTGCGTCCATTGTAGTCGCCAACAATCCCACTGTAGTTGCTGACAGTCCGGTCGACTCACTAACACTGGTTGCAGGCAACAATGTAACTATCACAACCGATGCTAACACAGACAGTGTCACTATCAGTGCTGATGTGGTTGCTACACAATCAAACAGTTTTAGTACTATTGCAGTTTCGGGACAGTCAAATGTAGCAGCTGGCAGTTCTACTGCCACGTTAACGCTTGTTAAAGGTACAGGTATTGACATTACTACAAGTTCTGGGTCTAATGCTATTACAATTGCTTCTACTTATGTTAGCCCAATAGTTGCTATGTTGAGATTTAGTGTATCACCATATGGGACTAACTCCGCTACGCCTGTTACCATTGCTGATATGTTTAATATTGGTGCTACTGTGGTAAGAAATAGTATTGGATTGTATACTATAACATTTACAACCCCGTTGCCCAACGTTAATTACATTGTAAGTGTTAATTTAGGGTACCAAGCTGTCCCTGATACATCTCGAGACAATTTGACTTATTTTATTTTGAATCAAACTGCGGCATCGTTTAAAATTTATATAAATGATTGTCATAATGAAAGTCCAACCCCTGCAGATGTGCAATTTTTATCTGTTATTGTTTTTAACTAATTACTAATATGGCCTATATACTTAATAAAACTGATGGGACTGCACTGGTCACAGTTGCTGATAATACTACAACTGGGTCAACCTATTCGGTTAAGTTTATTGGTAAAAACTATTTGTCCTACGGCGAGGATCTCAATGAAAGTCTGCTGCATTTACTAGAGAACTCAGCTAGTACTAGTGCAAATCGCCCAGCAAATCCAGTTGTGGGGCAGACTTGGTATAATAAAACAGATGGCAATTTGTATGTGTGTTATCAAGAAGCAGTGGGTGTTACTGCTGCTCGTTTTAAAGCACTAGCAAAATCAAACTTTGGTGCAACTACCCCAGCTAATCCAGTTGCTGGTGACATTTGGTTTGATTCAACTAATGGCGTACTAAAGATCTATATTGATTCAACTACAGGTTGGACTACTATTGGCCCAGCCAAAGCAGACTGGACGCAAACTACTAGTACAGCACCAGATTTTATTAAAAACAAGCCCACTAGTTTCCCTGCAGCACTAACTATCAATTGCAACAGCGTATTAGTAAAAGCAACTCCAACCAGTATTAATTTTGTTGGCACAGGAGTTACTGCATTAGAGTCTAACGGAGCAGTAACGCTTAATATTCCCAGTGGTGGGGGAGCCTCCTTGCCTGTTAATGCTACAGGATATTTGTATAACAATGGCACTGGCACACTGACTTGGGGATCCTTAACACCATCTACTGCATTAGCTAATTTGTCTGATGTTGATACTGCTGGTCTAGCTGTAGGAAACGTGTTAAAATATACCACAGTCAGTGGTGTTAGTAAATGGCGTCCTGCTGCAGGAACAGCGGCTAGTACCAGTTTCACACTAGCTACCACAAATGGCAGTGAAAAGAGCATGGGTGTAGTACTGACTCCCGGTACTTGGCAAGTGATACTAGACACCCGATTAACTACTATCGATGACTATAATCAAGACGTTAATTTAACACAATCAGCAACAGTAGGATCTATTACAGTAACTACCAATATTAGAACATATCGAGCTGGGGGGTCAGGGCATGGCCGCCAAGGACTTGGTGCATCTGACATAGCAGTTGGTGAATTTACTATCACGGTTGATACTGCTGTTACTATGTCAATGGCAGCCGCGGCACCTGGTGATGCTAGACTACAATCTCCTGTAGGGTCTACATTAACAGTATCAAAAATTGCTTCAACCGATGCCCAAAATCTCTACAGCGGCACTATGCCTACTTTTACAGTAGCATCCTCATCAGGAATAGGTGTAGGCCAAACTTGGCAGAATGTTACTAATGGTCGTGCTACGGACACCTCTTACCAAAATACAACTGGAAAACCCATAATGGTTGTTGTCCTGCCTGCTAGTTATAACATCGTAACTTTGTTTGTTAGCTCAGACAACGTTAATTGGGTTAATATTGGTATTGGATCTGCTTTTGCTAGCTCAGACAACAGTATAGGTGCGATAGTTCCTGTCCAGCATTGGTATAAAACTAGCGGAAACCATAGAAATTGGGCAGAATTGAGGTAATAACGAATATGGTGTTTTTAATGTCAAGGATAGCATAACAATGGCTTACAGTGTAACTCGAGCAGACGGCACACGATTGGTCACCGTTGAAGATGGCTCTAAAAATCAACAGTACTCTGTAAGTTTTATTGGTAAAGGCTTAGCTGCCTATGGTACCATGCTTAACGATAATTTTCTTAGACTGTTGGAAAATTCTGCCAGCAGTACTGCTCCACTTAGTCCGGTGCTAGGACAACTTTGGTATGATATAACTAACAATCTGTTAAAAATCTGTAAAAACGAATCTCCTGTATCATGGGTAGCAGTTGGATCTTCAATAGAAGCTGTTGTTAATCTCGGCAATGTATCAACTGCTGCTATTATTGACCGTTCAGTGGGCAATGTGTTCAAGCTAACTGCTACAGCCAATTTTACCGTTGCTGTCAATAATCTCACTGCCGGACAAACAGTTACACTGATTATAACCCAAGACAGTACTGGTAGTAGAATTTGGGGGTATCCTTCAACATTTAGATTTCTAGGCGGAGTTGGCACTCTTAGCACCGCTGCTAATGCTGTAGACAAAGTAGACGTAACATATGACGGTACATACTATTATGTTAGTATTACTAAAGGATTTGTTGCGGTAACTTCTCCAACATTGGGTACTATAGTATCTGCAACAGGAAACGGCGGAGAATTTACTATTGTTGTTGCTAGTGCATCTGGACTTGCGATTGGACAAGCTGTTTCGGGTCCTTGCATTGGTGTGGGTGCTGTAATAACCAACATTGTTGGCACAACTGTGACATTAAGCGTAGCAAACACTTGTGCAGTTAACGGTAATATTGTTGGTACAACAATACCTACCACAACAACCACAACAACTACAACAACTCAAGCGCCTACTACTACAACAACTACGACTGCGGCTCCTGGAGCAACTACTACAACAACAACTCGAGCGCCTACTACAACAACGACTACGACTGCGGCCCCTGGAGCAACTACTACAACAACAACTCGAGCGCCTACTACAACAACGACTACAACTAGCACAACAACTACAACACCAATTCCTGCGCCAGTAATTAATACCTTTACTTACTCTCCAAGCACTATCCTAGCTAACGGTGTAGCTACTTCTACAGTTTCTTGGACTACAACTGGTGCTTCGTCTGCAACCTTAAAGATTGACGGCTCAGAACCACCAATAACTGTAGCGACATCAGGAACTCGAACAGTCGGGCCTTACAACTCGGGTGGAACAGGCTCGGCATTACTACAAGTTACAGGTGTAGGTGGTACTACATCACAAACCATAAACTTGACAATCAATGCTGTAACTACACCAACTACAACAACCAGTACCACTACTACAACTACTACAGCAGCACCTGGCGCACCAGTTACTCCACTAGGATTTAATGGTAATTACTATTACTGGAGTAAAGGAGGAACATCCAGCTCCGGCGTAAGTTCAATGACATTGAAGTTCCAATCCAATGGTACTTGGTCAATTATCAAAGCCAGTACTGGAAATCCCCCGCGCTTCTCAATTAACGGTACTGATGCTTCGTGGACTGACAGTATCACTGGTAACTGGTACTCACCAACTACTGCCAACGTTGGCACTGGTTATTTGGTTAAGTTTACTTCAACCGATTACAGCTTTTCTAATAACGGATCAACTACACTGAGTGGTGACGACAGCGGTTGGTTAGTACTTAACCAAGACAGGACACAACAGGTAAGTATCACTTCTACTAGCGAAGATTCTATTCGTGTTGCTTGGCGCGTAGAAATTGCTGTCAACAACAGCGGATCACCAGGTACTATTGTATCAACTAGCGTAGTTGAATTTGAAGGGTATCATACCTGATATTAAATTTGGGCAATGTCAATACCGCAGCGGCTGAGAAATTCAACGCCGCTGTGGTCACGATAACTGTGTCTATAGTAGACTGAGTCAATTCCACTTTGATATATCAGTTTAGCACAGTCCATGCAAGGTGCATGAGTTACGAACATAGCAGCACCCGCCCCAGATTCTGTACACCGAGCTAATTTTGAAACTGCATTGGACTCGGCGTGAATTACCTCGGGACGAGTTTTTAAGACAACCGGAAACCCATCCGCATGGGATATTTCATCTTCACAGTTATTGTCCCATCCGGCTGGAGTCCCATTAAACCCGATACTGATGATACGGGCATCTTTGACGATGATAGCACCAACTTGTAGTCTACGAGCACGACTTAGCTGAGCTGTTCTCTCAGCTATGTCCATGTAATAGTCAACAAACCTTGGTGTCATACCAAGGTGTTGGTCATTGGGAAGATTTTTGAAATAACATCAGCACAGGCCAGCGCAATCTCTTGATGCTCTAGTTGTGTGCCATTGGCTGCTCGCAGTTGGATATAATGTATCCAACTTCTAAGTGTGCCATTCATATATAATCTACTAACAGTATTGCCCTCGGGAAGTACAGCACGAGCTTGTTCCTTGGCAATTCCATTGTCCACAGCCCAAGAGTAAGTTTCACGTGCTAGTTTAATCAACTGATGCTGACGCTCCATCCACATCTTGTTGAGTTCTCTATATGCAGGATCAGACAAGTCCGGTTCAATACTGTTTTGCCTGTTCTTGGTATCCTGCAGCCGTGTCTCACGAATCACAAAATCCAAGTCTCGAGTAGGATCAGCATAGCGTTGACTAAACTCTTGGAAACTGAAACTACGATGACGTAGCATTTGACGTGCAATGTCCCTAGTAGTCTCAATCTCCAAACAAGCTGAAACCATTTCCAGTGGGCTCCAATGCTGATGCCGAATCAAATAATTAATTAGTCGTTCATTGGTTTCGGTATTGAGTTGGTTGCTGGGATTACTGACTCTAGCACAGTAAGCGATTAAGTCCTGTACGTCAAGTTCAAGCCCAAATTCATTTTCAAGTTCTTCTGTTGCTCGACTGTAACTTATTAGTTTTACTCTCATAGGTCTTTAAGTAATCGATCGGTTTCGGCCTGCACAGTTCGTGCTACACTGGCCACAGAAATATAATAGTCTACGTCTGAAATATAATCGTCAAGTTCACGGAGTCGACCCGACAAGTGTTGATCAAGTTCCACTGGGTCGTGTCCACCGGCCAAGAGCTGTGCAATGTTAATTGGTACGCGGCTTCCATCTCGGAGATTGACTACCACGTACTGAATAACTTCAATGGGAACATCTGTTTTATCAGCCTCTTTAACCCACCGCTGCCATTCGGCTCGGGTATTGAGGGTGATTTTTTTAGCTCTT